GTCCATCACGAAAGTGATACAAGAACACCAAATCCACACAAAGCAGAGATGATGAAAAAAGTCAAATTTGTTAATGATGAATTGGTTTTCGAGGTAAAAAGGCTATCAAAGCCAAAAATCCCCAGGCTCATCCCATTATCAAAATGGGCAGGAGGAACCACCATAAGGTGGAACACCACCCTAGAGTGGTGCAGGATCGCCAACGGGACAGACACCAACCCAATACATGAGCTGGAAGTCTTCACCAGGACGCAGCATTATGTAGTCGTTCCTTGAAACGGCTGCCACGAACTTAGATCTCATCTGTTGGCGTTGAATGAGATCGCCGCGGTCCCCGACTGCGGCAATGGGATTGACTCTGGTCAATGACCGGTAGGGCATGGTAACAGATAGGCCATAATTGCTGTTGTTGCTAGCAAAATGTGTGTTAAAGGTGTTGTTTGGACCTAAAAGCGAGTAAAAGTTACCATTTAGCCTGTTGAGCAAGCCAGAATTCTCAAAGTTTGGTGAGTTATTCCTGTTGCTTATGGTGGCCATTACATTATTTCTGCTGGTGTCACTAGTGGGGACAATGGAGAGTTCAAAACCTCCCCTTTGGTAAGCGTAACACCCTTTTATAATGGTGGCAAAGGAATCGAAAAATGGGGGGACACTACGTGTCACGCCCCCAACCCCAGTGGCCAACTGAGCATTCCAGGCAGATGGGGCAAAAGAGATACTTGAAACCTCATCCACAGTGATGATCCATGGAAACTTAAGTCTATAGCCAGTCTTAAGTAACTGGAGCAAACTGGAATATGATTCTGACATGCAGTCTGTCATTTGGAGGTGTGTTAATGGTGGGGCCACGAGTGTGCCACCTATGGGCTCGCACACTATCTCCTCGTCCTCCATTGTACCCATCCCTTGTGGTTCAAGGTAGGGTCCGGGAAGAACGTTGGTGAGATTACTCGTGTCGTGTATTGTGGTGAATTCCAGATCATTCATTCCCCTGACATACACTTGGACCATTATAGACTGTGGAACTGTTTCTGGTGCCACTAATGGATTGACTACGTGTACAAACCAATCACCATAAAAGTTATCAGTTTCTAGCCAATCGGTGACACACATAAAGGGGAAGGACACACAGACCGAGTCTCCATCTTGTATGTCAACCACCGTGCGGTGTAACAAGTTAGTCTGGGTGGCATTGATAAAACCTGTACCAGGCCCAACGGCATATGAAATGGCCATTGAACCGGCATGGAAACCAGTTTTGACAAACTTGAAACACAGCTCAATTCCACCACGGTAATGACGGAATAAATTGCCAAGGAAATCAATTGGTGATATTGCAATTCCACCAAGAACACTCTCGGTACTTATTCCTAATCTACATTGTCCCTGTTGTATCTGGTCGCCTGCTCCAGCGCCCACGGTCCAAGAGAACTCGCGGACAAAGCTCCACTGCCTCTTGATAAAATTAATTGACATTTCGTCCATGCCAGCAGGACTATAGTCAGTTATCAATCGGGCCCTAGCATCATGCCCCATGGCCATATTGGTTGAGACATTAACGCCATCGGAATTGGCTAGGTTACTGAAGTAGTGTGGAGCCATTGACCTAACTGGCTCTCCATTCAATGGCCTACTGTAACCAAAGGCACTGGCAACACCGGCCATTTTGCTTAACATGACTGAGGTGGGGCCAGCGATGGAGCTGATATATGGAACGGATGCGAGAGAAGAGCTGAGCGTGCTGGTAGCCGATAACCAAGAAGAAAGCGGCTTGTCTTCCTGGTCTGCTACAGTACGTACCTTCCCCACCTTGCCTGAGGACTGAGGCTCGATGACACTCACGCCGTAGAGTTCAACATCCGTATACCAAATCCACACAGTCCATCCTACATTTGGGGTAGTTGCAGCAGCTCCGTTGGCGAGACTGCTGAATACCTTCAGAGTGAACGTGAGTGGATCATTCCTACTTCCTGTCATCTCGTAGTATTCCTGGTATGACATGAAAGGCACAGAAACCTCACATGACTTATCCATGGTGGTGAACTCCACACCAGGCATTTGGGACACAGAAATTCTGGACGAGAGATGTGCGGCATGCTTGTTAAGGCTGGCATTGGCGTTGGGATAATAAACAAGCCTCAACTTGCCCGCCTGGAATGGAGTGGCATTGAGTACAACCTTCACATTCGTGGTGTACCTAATGCCACTAAAGCCAGACAGTTTTTGTAAGAAGTAAGGATCCGCACTAAGCACGGATTTAAAAGAATCAAATGAAACCAAAGTAGCATTCAATCCGAGAGCAGGCGTCCAATTCCCCCTGTACACGGCACGAGGCCTGCCGAGGAATTCGCCAATTGAGGACACTACGTCCTTATTCAAATTTTGCCTAGTAGGCATGTTGAAGTTCTCATCAACCTTTTTGATTGATGATGGGCCATCACTAGAAATAGTGGTGGTAATAGTTTCCGTGTTTACTGGCACAACGGAGGCACTTGGTTCTTGAAAGTCAGTGGTCGATTTACCCTTCTTCACATCTCAACCAAATGTGAAGGGAGAGGCGTTAACGTACGTCCCTACGGTCCCATTTTGCTCAACTAAGACGGGCAATGGGGTACTGCTGTGGTAGGCGCCCATCCTCACTAAGATCATCGTATTGTGCAGAGTGAGAATTTTTGGTGAGATAGACACTGTGTAATCACAAACGCGACTAGAGCTCAACCGATTTTTCCAAAACATTAAACAAAAGCTGCTCAAAAACCGTCCCAAACTCAACAGAATGGGTAGATTAACGTCATTTCAGACGTTGAGGAACTAAGTTAATAAACGTAATCCCTGCTGCACAACTTGAGTTGCAGACCCCTTTGCCTGGGCACAACGCTGGGTAACCCATTTGGCCTCCTGCCGGTTACCTTATTGCACGCGTTAACTATAGTCCCGGCATTCAGTATGTAGGTGCTGGTGTCATGGGCCGAGAGTTCCTCGAGCATGTGGTTGACATTGTTTGACCAAGCTTCAAGGCTACCATCCTTATCCTTCATCCACCTGATTGAATTAAGTATGGTGTCGAGTAGTAATGGGGCCATAACCCTACCTTTGTCTTCCAGAAGACAAGTCTTAGAGAATCCCCTCTTAAGAAAGGTGCATTCACTGAGGGGTCTGAGTGGGCCAAAATCAACGCCCTTGATTTCGTCAGTGAAGACTACACCAAGGAATTTAAAATAAGCCATAGCTAGGGTCTTGGGGCAAAACCATGTTGTGTGTTCCATGTACCTGGCAAGTAAGGTTATCAAACCGTCATCGCCGTACACTGTTATTGCAAAGTGCTCCTCGCCTGGACTGAAGAGCGTTTGCAGACTAACCTCAAAGTGGTCAACATTGATGGTTGACAGGTTAACCTCCATGTATTGGAGGGTAATCACATATTGGGTCATCATCAGGTTGCAGTACGAATTTATCTGAACAGTAAGCGCATTGCCAGAAGTATTCGAACCCACCCACTTAAAAATCTCGCTGCCGACTATGTGAGTTGAAAAGGAGACTGAATGAAGGAGAACCCTCCTTATTGTGCAGGTATCAGTCCCAAGATCATCGTAGAAGAGGTCTAGCAAACTAGCAAACGCATCAATCCACAGATAATGTAGATTCTTATCGAACCCACTGAAATCACCAGCTGCGGTGCGTTTGTCAACAGGGTTAAAGTTGCTGTACCCATGTTCATTGTATATTTGCTGCCACTCATCACTATAGGGGTTAACTCCAACTGCCGTGCCATTCCTGATGCGATTTCTACTTGACCAATTGACAAAGCCCATGGTGTACTTGCGCAACAACATAGTGTGTAGCAATGGGGCGCACGAAATTAGTCTGGTTTTACCAATGTTCGCTTTCTCAACTGGTCTGCATTCATCTTTGAGGAAAGACATGACCACAAATAATGGACTCTTGCCAGCCACAATATCACGTTCCGCATTTTCACATTGCGCGACTAAATCGCGCCAGGCATCACTGTGGAAAGCGTAGTCATCATCGCTACCAAATATGTCCCACTTCTTGTTAGGTAGACTCACACAAAGGGGATATCCAGCACTAGTACTTCTAGGTATGGATTTTATGCCGGTCCACCCGGGACCAGGACTAGCGACTTGCTCCCACGTGTAGTCCGAATGCTTTTCAAAAGTCAGCCTTTCCTGCGAGCTGAGTTTCTGCCACATATTGTGGACTATACAATTGATGAGGGAGGGCATGGGTGCCATTCTCACCTCACCATAGCCTTTTTGGGCTATCAACATGGGATCTATGGTGACACCATCAATTGTGAATTTGGATAGGTGAGCCGGCACCATCTCTTGTTCACACTTGATCATGGAGTGCACAGGGCTTTTGATTATCCTACTCCTACTATTTGAAGTGGACTTTCTCTTGGCCGTGGCCACAAGCACGTGGTCGATATCTTTGGAGTCGACCTCAACACTAGAACTCAAACCCTGACTTTCAAGGGCCTTGGCATCTGGGCTCCTGAGTACCAAATTGGGACCCGGTTGCTTGGAATTGTGCTTGAAATGCATGTTTATGGCCTTCTCAATGTCAGAAGCACTGACACTGAGAGCATAACCACAACTCCCCACTCTTATACCGGCTACATGTATGCCTGCCAGTCTCCAAGTGGATTTTATGCGCATAAACACTGGTGCACCACAGTGCCCCCTTTCAGTATCAATATCGTAATTCACGATATTTCTACCAAAGTAATGGTAAGTTTCCTTATCACTACAAAGGGTCCTGACAGTGCGCCAGTCCATGTTGGTGCGAACCTTTCCTTGAGGCATGTGCATGATGCCATCATCCATGATTGAGCCTAAAACGGCCTGGTCATGATACGCCACGTTCTTACTGAAAATATCATCATTCATGAAGAAATTGACTGAATCACGAGCCACTACATTGATGTTGATGAGGACCAGGTCAATGTGTTCTGATTCATTCGTATCTGGGTTAACAAATGTATCACCCACTGGTATGACTCCGCCTCTCCATTCCCATTCCCCACTCTCATCTGTGAGCAGGCAGTCTCTGGAAAATTCTTGGAATTTATCCCTATTCCCTGAGCGATACACCCGCATCTTTGCATGGGGGCACTCATCGAAATATTCGTAGAGCTGGAAAAGAGTATGTGATGGGATTAGCGCTAGGCGCTCCTGGACACAAGTGAAGTGACTATACATGGTTTTGGCCCCAGCACCAAAAATCTCAAATCGGTAGACATTGTTCTTAACAAAGGACCTAACACGCTGGTCCACGCCAGATTGGGCCTCAACAGAAGGCATATCGATGGTTCTGACTTTTTGTCCAGTGGTTTTCTTCCTCTGATGCAGCGGGTAATCGCTCTCTTTATGGAAGAAATCACCTGAGTTAAGTATGCTCTCGACAACAAACTTAATACCCAGCACACTAACTGTAAGAAGGCCGAAATCTAGGGCAGCCTTTTTCCAGTCAAACAATTTCACGAGAGCTAATTTGGCACTTGCACCACTCTTCTTCCTTAAGTAGATCTTTGCACATGAGTAGTACACTCGGTATTTAACGAAAAATTCCGAATATTCATTACCACCCTCAAGGTCGTCGATGTAGGGAACCTTGGAGAGAACATCAATCATTTCCGTAAGCTCCTTAACATCCCCAATATGGGATTCATCGATTGGATTGATGTCCACATAATATTTCCAGCCATTTAACCTGACCCTAGGAAAATCGTGGTGTGTGCTAATCTGCTCAACAGCAAAATCATGGCAGTTCGATTTGTTTGACGCAAGGCAGGTGACGAAATAATCAGGGGCAACCGCCTTGGTTTTGTGGTAATATCGGTTTGCTATGAAAGGAATGCTCATCGAAAGACCCTGGGCCTCAACGGAACCTGGCAGTGGGGTAAAGGAAGCTCTAACCCTGTCTGCGGCCGAAAAGGACCCGGGGAGTTCTGATTTCTGAGGAAGGGGGGTTGTTGTTGCTCTCCGCAAGTCCAGCTTGGAGAAAGAACCCGGTTCATTCGTAACCGCATCAAATCCTCTTTCATACTCACGCAATATGGAGGAAGCCATGAAGCCTTTAAAGGCATGGTCTTCCGATTTGCTTTTCGCGCTATCATTCAGGAACCTTATAATCTCCGAAGGTGGTTTAACCTCACCCCCGTAAGGAAGTATAGTGGGTTGGTTCGAGGTCAACTCGTGTAGGACAAAATCAACCCCTGAATAACAATAATCGATGTACTCCATAAACGAGGTTGGTGAACCCTCCACGGTATTGAGTTTAAAGAACTCATCAGAAACCCTCTTCATGAAACGCACATTTTCCTCCTTGTCAACACCTTTTCTCAGCGTCATTTTGACAAAATACACACGTCGAAAGAAAGCATTGGGATCGCTTATGCCAACTAAGTTATTCCAATTGTGGCAATTAGTGGTTCCCATGATCACCTTCGAGGTGAAGTAAGTGGTACCCTTCGAACCCAAATCTGCCATGTTGAGTGGGCAGGCGCCGGTGTTAATAAGGCGTATGAGTTTGTGGGGAGTACTAATCATGCCACTGGCTGGAGGATTGGGATCCATTTCATCAATGAGGACTACTGGCTGATTTTTGTAACCCGAATAGTAAGCATCTGTCTGATCCAAGCAGAATATATTCTTGCCAATCTGTCTTGGGTCCTTGCTGAACACCTCCCTCATGAAGTCATTAGAGAGCGTGACAACGAATTGTTGAGACAAAATGCTGTTGAAAGTGGTTTTACCTATCTTGGGCTCACCTACTAGCATAACACACACGGGTTCTACTCGATCACCAGAATCTGAGCCGATAATGGAGCGGGCTGTTAGTATTTCAGTATTTAATTTGTTAGTTATGGTTTTAACTACACAAAACAGGTTTCCTCCTTTATCGAGGTCCTTACTGAATCTGGTTATCTCGTCCATCAGGATAGTGGACTGTAGAACGAACTCTTCAGCAGTCAACTTGTTCACTGACCAGGCAGTGAGCACATCACGTATTTCATCCAGTTTAGAACGAACGGCTGTGCTACTATTGCTTATAATCCTCCAATCGCTATCCTTGCCACTCACAAAATTGCTGAGCTTATCAAGGCAAAGTTGTACGAAGGACAAGAAAGATTCAAATGCTTTAGATGAATTGCTACCAAAGGAGCGCTTCATGTTTTCATTAGTCCAGTCAAGGACATCAGATAGGCTGGTGCAGTAATGCATTGAATCTATCATCTTGTATAGGAACAAAGCACCAACTAGACCCAGGGCATTATCACTGCCACTTTGGACCTCAAGGCCTTTACTCTTTTGGAAGAGTGAGGACACAAAATCCTTGTAACGTTTGAAGCGGAGAGCTACAACAATGGCCACTATTGCCTTCAGGCTATAATTATCTGTGGCCATGGCAAACGCTAAAGTGGAAAGCATGATGGCATCCACTATGAGCTCCACGGTCTTGTCTCCAACATCAATCTTAGTCCCATGAGCTAGTGTCTCAACAAAACTAGTGAGCTTACTATCAATCATATCCAAAGTGCGATCATCCGCACCAACGGAAAAATTAAAGGGCCAAGATTGAGTTTCAATACCACTCTGTGGCTCAAGGTTGTGATCAATGCAATATTGCTTCAAACTGGAAACAAGCTCGCCGAACTTGTCCCATTTCTCTTCCGTCATACTAAATTCAGGGTCAATTGCCTTCATTTTGGTAACGAATTCGAAAAACAACTTGGTCATAATATGGCTCTCGAAAGGGATGTCATCACCCCAATCGATAACCGGTAGAGAATCATTCTCATCAGGCTCATGACCACTCTGCAATTCAACAAAGAGGTCTGATCGAACAATGCGGCAACGCTTTTTCTTTTTCTTTCTGAAGCTCTTATATGAGCTAACAAAACTGGGAGTTCTACCCCCCTCACTTAAATGCATCGCATATTCTTCGATAATTTTGAACGCTGTCAGGGTAGCTGCCCTTTGTTCGATTTGAGCTTGATTCATTATTATTTTCAATGGTGTTAGTTACATGTTTATAGCATTATACTTACCGTATCGGTGATGACCATGTAACCCGTGGAACATCATAACGGGGTAGGGAATCTAACCCCACTATTGTCATATTTTTGGTATTTTCTGTAATAGGTTAATATAATGGAAGAATGCTAACAACCGTAATCAAATAGAGGTTCACGAACACAACACAAATATCGGCACGACCCATTTATAATGTGTTGATAACGCTGAGTGAACAATTGAGGATGTCTCCTCTCTGAAACTCTAAAAGAAATAATCATCTTGGCCTAATACATTTCGCGCAATAATGCCATTCCAATGACGTATGGAACTCCACTCGTATCTATATAGACCTAGAGTGTCATGCCGGAACAACGCCAAAATGGCCATTAAAGGGCATCAGAATAAATTAAAGGTTCGTAGATGCAAGTGTGATAAATCATCCAATGCAAATACTTTTCAAAAATGTTTCTAATTTTTTTTTTTTTTTTTTTTT